CTAAGGAACGAGAATCTGAAACGGAATCGCGGCGACCGCTTTGCCGTCGACGTCGCCGGTATCGATGAACACCGGGCCGAGCGGATAGCAATGCGAGACAAGACCGCCGAGCGTCTGCCGGTTGCCGTTGAGCCTATCGGCGCCACCCGGCGCGACGGCGGTATCGACCGCATCGAGCAGCGCGTTCATCGCACTGTCCGGCACGTCCTCGGGATCCATGCCGGCGGACGCATATATAAAGACATGCGCATTAATCGTGAGCGACGGCAGCCCTTCGCTCTGCCGCGCGCGGACCTCACCCGTTTTAAGCATGGTCAGAAACGGCATCTGCGTTTCGTTGACCTGGTCCCAATGCACGAAACGCCGGCTGGTCGCGGCGAACGCCGTTGCTCCCGCGACGAGATCGAAGAAGGCAGCGGAGATTTGTTCGCGCGTAACGGCGGTCATCGAAAGCGCCCTATACGTTGATGGGTGAAAAGCAAGTAGCCCGGATTGCGCTATGCGCAATCCGGGAACAAACAATCGGCTTAAATGCCGACCCCCGGATAATGCTCCGCGTTATCCGGGCTACGATCTACGATCATTCGCAGCACGTAGCCCGGATTGCGCCCTGCGCAATCCGGGAACAAACAATCGGCATAAATGCCGACCCCGGATAACGCTCCGCGTTATCCGGGCTACGATCAACGATCACTCGCGGCAGGTAGCTCGGATTGCGCCATGCGCAATCCAGGAACAAACAATCGGCTTAAATGCCGAACCCGGATAACGCCCCGCGTTATCCGGGCTACGATCAACGATCATTCGCAGCACGTAGCCCGCATTGCGCCCCGCGGGACCAAACAATCGGCTTAAATGCCGACCCCGGATAACACTCCGCGTTATCCGGGCTGCGCTTGCTGAAGCAGCACGTAGCCCGGATTGCGCCATGCGCAATCCAGGAACAAACAATCGGCTTAAATGCCGAACCCGGATAACACTCCGCGTTATCCGGGCTACGCAGTCTGGAGTGCTGACGCCGGGTAGCATTAATCAGCGGACGATCTCAATCGCAACCTCTACATCGTCGCCACGCAGACTCCGAAAATCCTTGCGGCCTCTTGCTAGGTCTTGTTTTGCCATGTCGATTTCATCGTGAACCTGTTTCGGCAAAGCTGATACCCCTGAGATTCTGATGGTGTAAGGCGGTTCTAGCGCATTGATCCCACCCCAAATCATCGAATCAACCAACGCGTTCAGATTTCGCCCGTGTTCCTTTGGCGCCTTAATGGCGGCAAGGAGCGCATCATAGAAATCGTCCACGGACTTCCAGTAGGCTGCATCGAGATTGATCATTCGCATCGCTTTACTCCCCGGGTGGGTGTAATTGAACGGGGTAGAAGCTGTAGTAATGATTGTTTGTGTAATAGATTGCGCCAGTTCCTTTATCAACCACAAGCCTGTTCACCCCTCTGCCGGCGCCGAAACCGAGCACATCGTATGCCGTGTAACCCTGCGCGCTTGGTGGCAGTACGGCCCCGGTGATAAAGTGCGGACGATTATAGTAGGGGTGCCTCTCAAGCGCACTGACGTCCCGGTTGTCGATGAGAGTGAGTGCGTCCGCAATCTTCTGCTGCTCGTCTGCCGATATCGGCTTGTTCAAGCCTTGCGGATCTATCGCCGCAATCCCTTCCGGATTTCACTTCGCTTCAATGTCTTCGAGTTTGATGCCGCGCCCCGCCCGCAGGCTGGCGCGGGCCTGCTCGATGCGATGCAGAAATCGCGCATCGTTCTCAAGACGGTAATCGAACCAATCTTCCTCCGACTCGAAGCCGATCAGCAAACCCGCCGGTTTGCCGTGACGCGTAATGACAATCTCGCGCGTCTCCGCCTCGCGAAGAAAGCGCGACAGATCATCCTTGATTTCGGACAAAGGAACTTCCTTCATGCCGGCTTTCTGAACTGTGCGAGCCATGCCTGGGCCCCCGATTTGGTCACGATCGCCAAAATCTGAACGGTCGCGCCTGATACGTCGTAGCACGTAGCCCGGATTGCGCCCTGCGCAATCCGGGAACAAACAATCGGCATAAATGCCGACCCCGGATAACGCTCCGCGTTATCCGGGCTACGGGCTACCTTATCGTTCCCGATCGGTTCCTAATTTCAGTCGTCGCCGAAGGTTTTCGGTTATCGCGCGCCGATTTGGATCGGGGCGGCCATGTTCGACTTGCGAGCTTTCCCTAGGTTTCTCCCTTCTCTTTCAGCGTTTCCATGAACTCCACCAAAGCATCGTATTGCTGCTCCGTCTCCACGTAGACAAACTCGACATCCGTTGTCACTCCTCCGGACATCATCGGAGTAACGTCAATTCCTCGCTTCTTAAAATATACTTTGACTGCCTGATAAGTTTCTTCGCTTTGCCACGTGATCCTCGTTTCAGCGCCATCGAACGCCGTATACATGATCGTCTTTGAGCTTTTCATAGCTGTCCCGGTCAAGATAGGCTTTGTTCAGTCACGACGCGGGTATGCTGTGATAATTCCGAAGCCCCGTACTGAATTGGGATTATACCTTATAACAACGCCGAAGCCATCGGTCGTTCTCATTCTCATCTCTGGTTTTGAGCAGCACGTAGCCCGGATTGCGCCCTGCGCAATCCGGGAACAAACAATCGGCATAAATGCCGACCCCGGATAACGCTCCGCGTTATCCGGGCTACGCTTGCTCGCACGCCATAAGTGTCGCGAATTTGAGATTAGTGCGAAATTTCCATTCGTACCATCGCAATCCAAAAGAGCCTTCTGCATCCGCTAACAATCAAAGCCGCGACCGACAAAATAAAAGTGACCAAAGGCGTGGTTTACGCCGGTCAGGCTACAGTGCAAATCGGTGTCTGCGGCCTTTTTTATCCACACGGCCGATCGCTCGGCCGGGGGCAAAGCGATCTCGCCGCTCTCGTCATAAACGAGCAGCTCATACCCAAGGTACAGGCCAAATCCATTGAGGTCGCGCCACGAGAACACGCCGAGGCGAGGTCCTTCATTGGCGGGCAGCTTCGATATTTCCCGAAAATATTTCGGTAGCGCTGCAGCAAGTTGTAGATCGCTACCAACGTTTTTTATGGCGTGCGCTACAAAGGAACCGTTCAGAAGTGCGGCAAGCGAGATAGCCGGTAGAACCAGGGTCGATGCCGACCGTCGCCATGCCCGCAGGCGGAGCCAGGCCAGCGCAGCAATGAAAGCACCACAGGCAGACACTGCCCAGAACAAATACACGGCCAAGACGGCAACGAAGCCCCAAGGGTCCGGGGCGGTCCAAACCAGCACCAAAACTACGGGCCAACCAAACGCGAGCATGACCGGCCAGTAGAGAAGACGATCCGCGACACCCTTTGAGAAGCCCAAATCTCTTTCAGGGACCGGCCGAAATTCGCCCGGAGGCGTAGAGTTCATAACCAATTTCCGTGTTCCGAACGTTACGCTTGGGCAAATTAGTATAGATCTCGTCTTTCGGTTCTTTGGGATCGAAATTGGAAAACACGTAAGCGTATTCATTCTGAAGACGCAGCGCAATCTGAATTGGTACACCCGCCGCCGCCATATAGAGTCCGATCGTGATCGTCGCATAATCTCGGTAATCATCAACAAATTGGCCGTGGACCCGTTGAGCATCCCAGGGTCCGCCCTGTCCGAATCGCAAGAGTTCGCTAGCCAGCCTGGTCGTCGCCAAGGATAAGAGGACACCGGACTCCTGTGACATTGAAGCAACAAATTGGTCTTTAACGGCGAGGCCATCGTTTACGTAGATTTCCGGCGGCAGGTTGGCCGGTCTAAGAAGCGGATGTCCTCGATCATCGGTAATTGGATTTCCTGCACTGTCCACTAACGGCACCGGATGTTGTGGATCACCAGCCGGGATGTCGCTCGACGACAAGTGGTCGCTGCCTGACACGCTCGTCTGAGTGACAATATCCAGCGCCCCGTAGTGCGTGCCTACATTCGACGGAGTTCCATCATCACTCGTCCACTGCCCGCCGTCCGGATTGCCGGCCGGCACGCGCGGCTGGTCGGGGCTGTATTTGAGGACATAAGACCGCAGCCGCGGATCGCACGCGCGCCTCAGCTCCTGAAGCGCCAACGCAATCTCCCCCAACTCGCGCCGCAGCGAGGCGAGCGTGGCGCGCCGCTGCCGTAGCCGTTCGTCCTCGTCCTGCGCGGCGAGCGCTTGGATCGCCTTCGCGATCTCGAACCGCACCTCCGGCGTCCGCGGCACCGCGGTCGCGAGATACGGCTGGTATGCGGCTGGGCTCTTCACTTCATTGTCTCTCTCACGGCCTCGCTCAACCCCTGCCCGATCTCGTCCGCCATCTCGGCCAGCGACGAGCGCAGATAAGACCGCTCCGGCATGGTCACCGCCGGCAGCTCGACCCGCGCGGCGAACGCCTGTTTGCCGCCGACCAGGAACGCCAGCGCCTTGGCTTTGTCCGGCACAATCTCGTGGGCCGGAATAATGCCGCCGAATTCGTGGATCGCGGCATATTTGACGTCACCGTCGGTCGCAACCGTCACGGCGACGCTTGCCGTGCCCTGCTCGATCGTGGTGACGATCGAGCGCGCCAATGCGCCGGTGCGCGTGTTCAAAACCTCGCCGGCGAGTTTCTGCTGCACCTTGGCTTCGAGAGCTGTCGCAAACGACGTCGCCTTGTCGGCGAGCGCGTCGCGCAAGCGCTCCGGCATGTCGCTAAGCGCGGCCGACACGGCGTCGCGCAGTGATACTGCGATCATCGTGGCCTCCGTTGGCACGATCTTGCCGCCAGCGTATAGTTGGGCCGGAGCATGGAATCCCAGAGCAAAGCGCCGCTGCAAACGTCGTGACGACCGTATGCCGCTCACTCCCGATACAGGCGCAGCGACGTGACCGAAGCGCCGGCGATCTTCAAACCCGCGCAGACCAAGCGGCTTGCGGTGTTTCTTGACGGCACCTGGAACATCGTCGGCGACAACACCAATGTGTGGCGCATGTGTTCGCTGTGCGCGCCGGGCGACGCAAGCGGTGCGCCGCAGCTCGTCTACTATGAAAAGGGCGTCAGCGGCCTGCTTGGCGGCACGTCCGGCAAGGGCATCGATACCGACATCATCGCCGCCTACGAGTGGCTGGTCGATCACTACGATCCCGGCGACGACATCTTCATCTTCGGCTTCAGCCGCGGCGCCTACACGGCGCGCAGCCTCGCCGGCTTCGTCGCCAAATGCGGCCTCCTGAAATCGGGCGGCGCGCTCGGCGTCACCCAGCTCTACGCGCGCTACCGCAGCAAAGATGCCCGCACGTTGTGGGCGCTCCTCGATGCGCAAGAGCACGGCACGCTCGCCGACGCGACGCTCGAAGAGCGCTTGATGCTCAAATACGCCATGCCGGTCCACATCAAGGTCGTCGGCGTGTGGGACACGGTCGGCGACATGGGCATCCCCTGGCTCAGCTTCGAGGGTCTCCGGTTCTGGTCGCCGCTCGGGTTCATGAGCACCGGCCTGCGGCGGCCGATCGAGAATGGCTTTCACGCGCTCGCCATCGACGAGCATCGGCAATTGTTTTCGCCGACCTTGTGGACCGTGCGGCACACGGCGACGCCGGATGCCGACGCGCCGCCGCCGCGGCCGCTATCGAGCGTCGAGCAGCGCTGGTTCGTTGGCGCGCACGCCAATGTCGGCGGCGGTTATCCGAGCGATCTTTTGCCGCAAATTCCGTTGCGCTGGATGATGAAGAAAGCGTCGCTGCACGGGCTTGTCTTCCGCGCCGACGTCGATCTCGACGGCGACGAGGTCGACGCGCCGGTCACCGACTCGTATCGGGATTTCGCTTACGGGCTCTATCGTCGGCTAAGCCGGCCGTACCAGCGCACGATCGGCGCGCCGGCGGTGACGAATGCGGACGGCGGCACCGACAGCACCGTCAACGAGACCATCGATGCGTCGGTGTTCGCGCGCTGGAACGGCGACCAGGATTATCGGCCGCCGAACCTGGCGCAATGGGCGACGCGGCACGGCGTGCAGATTGCCGATCTGACGACCTCGGTGGTCGCCGACGCGCCGGGCACGCCGGCGCCGGATTAAAGCAGTGGTCCGATTTAGCGATGAATCCGGGCTATCCAAGCACCTAAGATCTAACCGTTTGGCGCTGGATTCGCCGGGACAATGGGCGAAGGACCGGGTTGGAAGGGGAATAGGAGACCGTTTTCTTCCGTTAGGGCCCTCCTAATCATTAAGGAGCCAAGACGGGTAGTGATGCTTCCAGCAACGGCTCTAACTTTAACGAAGCCTTCTTGCTTTATTTGGCAGGGAGACAGCATCAAAGGAAATGTAAGATTGAATATTCGTTCTTGATCGTCCTCTAGTGGATAAGGGGCGGGACTGTCGTTGCTTAAAAGCGATCGCTGGAATGGGATAGTCACGGTTGGCGTGTCGCGAGCATCACCAGGAAAAAAAATATGCAAGCTAATGTCGTCTTGGAATACTCCCGCCAGTTCGTAATATTTTATCAAAGCGCAAAACTTAGGTAAGACCAATGGAAAACTTGCTGTACTGGGGAAAATCATATCGGTCTGATAAATCCCCATAACGCTGATTTTGGCGCCTGCCTCTGCACGAATATCGTCGCAGAATAGCGAGAAACCCCACGCTTGTCGGTCACCGTTTTTCAACTCGCTAATACCTTTACTAGAGGCGGCGAATTGTTGTTTGCTGCTGAACCTGTTGATGAAATCAAAAGAGTTCCAACAGGAATAGATGAACCACTAGCAGTCGCTAAAGGGACATTTGCTCCCTGCTGGGTCATAACCTCCAGCAATTCAAATGATGGTCGCCGTCCGAGCGCCGATGCAATTTCAGCAACGCGACTTAGGGTGAGATCTTTGTGTCCTCTGATCTCACGGCTAATAACGGATCGATTCACACCTATTTTGCGCGCAATATCGGACTGGGTGATACCCGTTTTTGCACGCTCCTCTGCCAACGCCTTCTGAAGGGCGCGCCTAACCCGCGAAACGAATCTCCCAGCGGCCCGCTCTTTATCGGTAATTGTAATTTGTAACGACATTTGTCGGATCATCCCCTGGAACAAATTTAGGCGGGTCTAACGCTAACTGCCCTCTATGATAAGCTACTTCGTTTGCGTAACCGGCGTACAAGTTGAAGTTCTTGACGTTGTATGCCGTGTCGAGCGCGCCTCCGATAAAACAATCCTTGTGAGGGAACCACCCGAAGAATCGAAGGTCCGGCGTCTTCAGTTCCCAGACACCATCGCTCAAGTGAACGAGCGGCTTGAATTTCTGTTCGAAAGTTAAAGTCTCGCCGGAACAGAAGACTTCGAGGAGAGAATCGAACTGTTGAGTTGGCGATTGCTCCACCTGCCATTGGGACCGCCACGTGGGCAAATCGTCCATAATCCGCGGCCGCACTCGCGGAAGGATGTAGATCATACGCCATTCTTGTTCCCGATCCTCCAAAGCTGGATCGAGCTTAATCAACGCCTGAGGCTGCGCCCTAACCAACTCTAAGATTGTTGCCATTTAAGTCAACAAACGCTACTATCAAGTTACTGTAAGTCGGCAAAGTGTCGCATATCTGCCACTTCTCGAAGAGCCGACTGAGTTATAGCCCCACCACCGCGCGGTAAGGATCGAGCGAGGCGCGGACGAAATCCGGCATGTCCTTGAGGCTGTAGGACGATGTCATCTGGCCTTGCACGGTCTGCGCATTTTGGCCGATGCGGGTGCGATAGCGGTAGCGCTCCGCCACCCATTCGATGCAGGCGTTGTTGATCGCCGCCGGAATGAACCCATAGGAGATCAGTATGCCTGCGCCGGCGTCGGTCGCGGCGAAGCCATAGACGCCGCCCGATACATTATATTGGCCCGCGGCCGGGGTTCCGCTCACGGCCGTCAACGACGATACATTATTATATGTATTATATGTCACGCCCTGGTCGCCGGCCCACGGCCCGAACGGCGCCGCGGCCGTCACGGTATACGGGCCGGGCGAGACCGGAACCGTGGCGCTTTGGGCTTCGACCGCGTAACCGGCCGTATAGTCGATCGCCACATTCTGCCGGCCGCGTCGGAAATGGTCGTGAAACAGGTCGAGCGCCTGCGGACGCCCCGGCGGCAGGCCGTCCCACGCTTCGAGCAGATAGCCCTTCGAAAAAGGCGCGCCGGCGGGCCGGCGTCACCGCCGCCGGCACCGCGACATTATCGATCGATAGCGAGGTCATTTGCAGCACCGGATAGTGCCGCAGATAAACGCGCGCCTTGCCGTTGCCGTCGAGCCGCTCCGCATAGGCGCGCGGCGTGAGCGGCGGCCGGCCGAGATAGGCGGCGATCGCGCCGCTGACGTCGGTAATGAGCCGCGCCAGCAATGTGTCGTCGGTGGTGCCGATGCCGCTCGAGCCCGACAGCCAGGCTTTGACGTCGGTTAGCACGGCGAGATCGGACGCAGCCATGTGTTCGGTCCTGTGCGTTTTAGGATTTCTTGACGGACAACCTGGCGCGGCGCGCGCCGGGCGGTGCTTTGGCTTTTTCCGCCGCGCCCGTGTCTGTTTCGGCTTCAACAAAGCCGAAGCACTCGACCAGCAGCTCCCCGACCTCGGCCTCGACGTCATAGACGCCATCGCGTACGGCGATGACGACGCCGGCGACGCACGGGTCGCCGACGCCTTGCGGCGCTTTGAGTTTCATGGGTGTTCTCGCAATTTTTCAAGATGGCGGAGATGAGCATGCCGTCAGCGCGGGCCGGCCCCGTCAATTCGCGCGCGCAGGCGCTCTATTTCAAACTGCTCGTCGTACCGGCGTTCTTCTTCTGGCGTCATCCGCAATTCCGGTCGTCAATCCTTCTCGGTGCCGCGCCGCGCGCCGACGTATTCGATATCCCGATATTCCTTCGGAAAGTATTGCCGCTGCAGGCCGTCGATGATGTCGTGCGGGCGTATATAGAGGCCCATATTGGGCCAATCATCGAGGTGATCGTCTAGTGCTACTGCGTAGACGATCTCCCACCCCGGAAAGGCTACAACGATTTGCTGCAATTGATAGACAATGCGTGCCCGAAGCAGCTCGAGATTTCCAACGGAAACTTTAACTTGCGGTGTCCCCCGAAAATCATCGTGCGCAGAATAATCTCCGGGCGCCAATAAAGTGTCCGGCCGCTCATGCTGTTCCAAGAATGCGTCAATTCGATCGCGGAGGCGTATAAACACGTCCAACTGTTCGTCGTACTCGCGATCTTCCGCTGGGGTCATGTTCCTCGGCGTTATCCTTGCCTGCATTCGGAAAACCCAGAGACTGTGATCAGCGCTATGGACGAAGCCGCTCGTTAAACCGTCCTATTTTTGGATTATTCGAAGACCTTACCCTTGAAAGAAAATCCCGCGCCTGCTCCGGCGTCATTTCTTCCGCGGCGATACCGCTCTGCCGTAGATACGCCTGCAAAAGGTTGTCGACCGCTTTATTATAGGCTTTGTGTTCCTGGTTCCACCCATGTTCCCCAGGTGCCAGCTTACCTGTGACAGCATCCTCGAACACGCGCCTCGTTTCCAGCCTTAGTGGCAACCTGGTCGTCGGCGACCTGACCTGCCAGTTCGCAGATCGCCTTCACGATTCCGCGCGCACCGGCCACGCCTGCGGCACGAGAGTCAGCAGGCGTGGCAAGCGACCCATGGAGAAGGCCCGAGGTGGACTTAGCCCGCCGCGATATTCGAGATCACCGCCATAGACGGCGGGAAATAGTGCTGAAATACCTCGTCGGCATAGACGCCGGTGTCGGGGCGGCCATTTTATTTCGGCACGAACGAGCCGTCATCGAGACCGCGAAGAAGCATGCCGGCATCAGCGGCCTGGGGCTGGCGCCGCGAGTTCGAAATGTTTCGCAGCTCTTCGCGAGCTGCATCTGGCGCCACGACCAAGGTCGTGACAGCCGCCTTCAGACGCACTTGTAAATTCGGGTGGTCGAATAACTTAAGCAACGCTCTGCGTTGATCTCCAGAGCGGGCTTGCAGTTCGTTTCTTACGTCATCCATTTGACGATACAGCAAGTTGAATTTTTTAATGTCGTCTGCAAAAAGCGCTTTATCTTGTTGCAGCGCGATCTCCGCAAATCGATCAACAAGTTCTGGAACTGGCATGTCCTTAATGTTGTTTTGTCTCATGGTTCGAGAACTCCGAACTCGATCAGCGCCTCCTTGCCGATGCGGTATCGCTCTTCCCAACTCCTTCCCCGCAGATAATCCCTCGGGGACAGACCGCCGAATCGTTCATTGCCGGTCGAATACCACGCAGTGATCTGCCAATGCGTGAGCGTCGGAATGAGCACGAGATTCTCCGGCGAATCAATCAGGCTCGGGCCAAAGCCGTCCTTCGCCGCCGGCGTTTGTTCAACGATGTGATGAATATTATATCCGGCAGACGGACTCAATGCGGCCTGCTGCAACTCTTTCAACGTCTTCGGGCGGCCGAGATAAGCCTCGACATAAGGAAGATAACTGTTGAGCCAGTCAACCGCTTGCAACGTCGCAAGAAACGCCAGGCCGAGGGGCTCATCGACCAAAACCGCCTCAGCCGCCCAGTAAGCGGCGGCCTTTTACAAAGGCGTGGATAGCTTGTCTTGTTTCCGGCTGTTCCTGCGGAACGTTTGGCGGTTTCGCAAGCGGTGGACTTTGATTTTGACCGAAAATCGGTGAATCGTTCGTCGCGTATTGCGCACCCAGTACCCAGCTATTGTTGGGCGCCGCGTCTGATAAAACGCTTATATCGTCCGAAGTGTTGTTACCTCCATCACTCGTCCATTGCCCGCCATCGGGATTGCCGGCGGGCACGCGCGGTTCGTCGCGATTGAAGCCAGCCTTGTGCAGTGCCCGGCGAAATTCACGGATGCCTTCGGCAAGCAGCTCACAATCACGGCGGATCGCGGCGAGTTCAGCGTGGCGCCTCAGTTGCTGTTCTTCCTCGACTCGCCCCGCGAGCGTGTTGATCGCCTTCACGATCTCCGCGCGCACCGGCCACGCCTGCGGCACGAGAGTCAGCAGGCGTGGCAAGCGATCCATGGAATCAATCCCGGATGGATTACCCCGCAGCGATATTCGAGATCACCGCCATCGACGGCGGGAAGTAGTGCTGCATCACCTCGTCGGCATAGACGCCGGTCTGGTAGCGCCGCGCGCGGGGCGGCCACTCGATCTGATAATAGTCCTGCCGGGTGCGGATCTGCATGACGTTGCCGACATTCGACAGCGGATACGGCAAGGTCTTCGACGTCATCAGGATGGTGCCGGCCGGCATGTTGGGATGGACCCGGATGTCGAGCGTCTTCGGCCCCGCCATGGAGAACTTGTTGAGGTAGGTGCGCACCATGATGCCGCCGCCGAGCGCGCCCTGGTCGGCGTCGAACACGAACCGCTGCGCCGCGTTGGCGCCCCCGGCAAGAATTTTCGCCGACAGGTTGTTGGCGACCTGCGACGACACCCACATGGTGTCGGGTGACAGCCGGTAATTGTCCCAGCGGTTCTTGAGCGCGGCGTCGATCTCGACGATGCCGCCGGCGCCGTCGCCGGTCAGCGTCGATCCGCTGCCCGCGGTGCCGGTGGAAAGATACTGAACATAGGCATTCGAGCCCGACTTGAATGCCTGATAGAGCAGACCGTCGAACACCAGCGCATTGGTCGAGTTGTCGCTCGCTCCGAGCGACGCCGCCGTCTGGGTGCCGGCGGCATTCGCGGTGATGATCACCGAGTTGATGGTGGTGATGGCGCCGAGCACTTCCGAACCCGCCGCGCCCCAGAACCAGGCGTAGCCGAGCGCGCCGGTCACCGGCGCCACCGTCGCGGCGATCGAGCCGGACGTGCCGGAGGCGATCGAGGTCGTGGCGTTCGCCGACTTTTCCGCAGCACCGCCGCCGAAGGTATCGGAGGAGCCGTCGGCATTGCTGCGCGTGATCGCGCCCTGGATGCCGCCGGTGATGCTGCCGTTGACGATGCCGTCGAGCGAAAGCGCGACACAGATAACGCTGTACGGGCTGGCCGACGCGGTGAGTGAACCGCCCGACGTCGACGGCGCCAGCGACGGCGTCGGCGTGGTACCGAGCGACACCGACGTATTGCCGCCGAGGATCAAAATCTCCTCGCCCAGCATGCAGGCTTCGAGGCCGACCTTGGCGCCGATCGCCTTGACGTCGTCGAAGCCCATGCCGGCGTAATACGCCTCGAAGTCGACCGAGGTCTCGATGCCGATGCCCTTGTAGGCGGCGCTGTAATCCTGGGTCGACACCGCCTGCACGCCGCCGCGGTTGCCGCCCGACACGCCGATGCGTAATCCGGTGGTGTTGACGCCGGTCACGGCGCGCCAATTCGCCTGGATGCCGCCCTTGCCGGACACGCGCGGGATCTCGTTGCGCAGCGGCGTGAGCAACGGATAGAGAAACTTGGCGCCGAGCTCGAGATCGTAATAGGTCAGTCCCGACGTCGCCGAGCCCGATTCCGAAAATGTGCTCTTGGACAGCGGATCGCCCGGCAGCGGATTGGCGTGCGCCTTCTCGATCTCCTGGAGGAACCCGCCGGCGCTGGCGAGCGCGGCGTTGTAGTCCTGCACGGTGCGCGGCATCGACGACTTGGCAAGCACGTGCGGCAGATTGGGCTGATACATGGTGTCGTGTCCTATCGTTTGCATGGGTTGTTTGAATGATCGCAGCGGCGCAGCACCGCGTGTTCCCGCGACAGCGGGAATGCGGCAAGCGTCAACGATTGAAGAAACTGGACCCCGCCGGCGCGGGGCTGGCGTCGCGGTTAAACCGCTTTATTCCGTGCGCGGCCGGAAGCCGGGCATCGCGCGCATCGGGCTCGACTGCGCCTTGCGGATGGCAAACTCCGCCAACGCTTCAAGCGCGCCCGGCCGGTCGAGCAGATGAGCGGGCGCGGCGAACTGCGAGTCCTCGTGCTTCTCGACAACGCGCACCGAACTTGAGCCGAGCGGCAGCGGCTGATCTTCGATCTTTTTCATCCGTGCCGTCATGTCGTCGAGCCGTGCCGTCACGCTATGGATTGCTTTGGTCAACGGCCGTTCGACGCGGTGCTCGATCGCGGCGGCAAGCTTCTCCATCTGATCGGAACCCGCCTCTTCGCCATGCTCGCCTGCCGGCGGCGGGAAGCGCGGATTCGGCTCCACGTTCGCGCCGGGAACCCCCTCCCATCCCTCCCCCGCTTGCGGGGGAGGGTAAGGGTGGGGGCAGCAATCGGGATCGAGGTTGGCCAAGAGATCGTGGATCGCCTTGATGCGATCCTTGTCGGCCTTGGAATGGCGCGCGCCGATTTTGGCGAGAGTCTCTTCGTCATTGCGAGCCAACGGGTCCGGCCCGAAGTGGCCGGCCCGATGACAGGCTCCGCGAAGCAATCCAGAGCGGCTTGCGACAGATTCTGGATTGCTTCGTCGCTCCGCTCCTCGCAATGACGGATTGGTAACGTGATCCACCGCCTTGAACTTGCGCAGCTCCCTCGAGCCGTCGGCCTTGATTACCGCGAACGTCGCTTCGGGCAGACAAGGATTGTCGACCAGCGACACTTCGAGCGGCTCTGCGGTGTAGCGCGTCAGCGACGGCCGATCGGGATCCGGCCAGCGCTTCACATAGCGGCCGCCCTGCGAAAAGCCGGTGTAGACGCCCTCCTCGACCTTCTGCCATTCGGCGTCGTCGACCACCTTGCCGCAGATCTCGACCTGCCTGGCGTCATCGTTGAATGCGATATCGACAAGCTTTCCGGCGGCAACGGCGCCGTGCATGGCGCGCAGGTTGCCCAAGCTGCGGCCATCGGTGGCGCTGGCGAATTTCTGCGACCATTGCTGATAAAGCGGCTTGGTCGAGGCGTAATCGCACACCTCACCGGCGCCGTCCGGCTTTTCGGCGGTGACGACGCCATAGACCAGACGCTGCGCCGCATCGATCTTGGTGATCGGCACAAAGAGGTTGAGGTCGTTCATTGGGGGATGGCTCCTGTCGTTCATTTTCACGAGCGGCATGTGCCTCGCGCGCGCGCCGCGCAACGCGGGGCAATCGGCCGCAGCATTCCGAAAAAATAAAAAATAATGGAGCAGGCGGAGTTGCTGTCCGCGTTCAGTGTCTTCGGTTCTTCAGGATCATGCGCCAAACGCAAAGCAGATGATGCGCGCCAGCCACTCGTCGAAGTCGTCCTTGTGCGAGGGCTCCTTGGTCTGGTGCACCTTGCTGGCGGTGTCGCCGGGCACGAATTTGGCGCGGCGCCGCTTCGCCAGCGTCAGTCGTATTTGGTCCCCTTCGAGCTTCCCTCGTATTCGATATTTTGTAGCTCCTTGGGAAAATACTGCCGCTGCAATCCGTCGATTATTTCGTGGGGGCGTATATACAGTCCCATATTGGGCCAATCACTGTAATGCCCACGGATCGCTACGGTGACATCTATCTCCCACCCGGGAAACTCTCGAATGACCTTTTGCAGCTCATCGACAATTTTTGGCCGTAACAATTCTAGATTCCCGACAAAAACTACGACTTGCGGGTGGCCGTTATAATCACCATGAACCGCATAATCGCCGTCTCGGCTAAGTGAGTCAGGTACCCCGAAGCGCTGCATTAAGTCCTTGACGCGGTTGCGAAGACGTTCGAACACGTCAGCTTGGTCGTTATTCTTATGCTCGGACATCGCCCAATCCTCATCGCCCGATCGGATTTCGGAGGAGATACCGTAACCGCTGTTCTAAAATCTTCATGTTGAAATCACGAATTTGTGGATCGCTCGAATTAATTAGTTGACTGATAAATTCGCGCGCCTGGTTAGGAGACATTTCCTCCGAAGTAATCCCGTTCTGTGTAAGAAAGTCCAAAAAGGCGGCCTTGACGGCATCGTTATAAGCCCTGTGCTCGGTGGTCCAGAAGTTTACGCTATTATCGTCAAGTGGACCCGAACTAGCATCTTCAAAAACTTCCATCGTATTGGGCTGTAACTGCTCGTTTTCGAAAAGCGCGCGCGGTACGTAGTGATGTCCGCCACTGGATACAGGTTCGGCACCGACACCAGTGACTTCCGCCAGGCGATTCCGCGCTTCTTGCGTTTGGGCTTCAAGGTTGGTGATTTGCCCCTCAACGGTCTCGTAGAGTCCAGGAGTTGGTTTCCAGTTTGGATCGAGGGCTTGCACCTGAGAAATCGCCTTCTGCCAACGAGCCTCAGTGACCGCTAGTCGTGCTTGTTGCGCAGGCGTTGCTTCAACGGGTTCTCCCCCGATGCGGTTTTCACCTTCGCCCTCCTCGATGCCGCCTGCATATTGCGCGCCCGGGACCCAGGCGTTGTCGGGCGTCGCATCGGAAATGACGCGGGAATTGGTTGATTCACCGCCCCCGCTCGTCCACTGCCCGCCGTCAGGATTACCCGCCGGCGCGCGCGGCTGATCGGGACTATATTTCTGCACGAAAGGAAGACGGCTCGCCTGGCCTGGCGCGTCGGCGGATGTAGTGCGCGAAGCGTGCAAATCTTTCCCGAATAATGCTTTCCCGGACAACGTTTCCCCGGATAACGCTGGCGCGTTGTCCGGGCTACAGGTCTGCGCTGCGGCTTCCGCACCCGCCTCGATCGGCACGAAACCGGTCGCGGTCAGCAAGTAGCCCGCACGAGCGTGAGCGACATGCGAGACCGATGGCCGGCTCGAATACTGCCCCCGGATATCGCCGCGCCCATCCACTGCGCGATCCGAAAAACACTCAAAGTGGCTTAAGATTACGACCCGGAATTAGTGCGCTACCCATGACTGCGTCGTCTTCTTGTGCCCTCCAGCAGATGAACCGATGGCCGACCTCTGCACTTTGAACCTGATGCTTTGATTGGAGGTCAATCCGAAACACAAATCCCCAAACATCGCTGCGGGTGAGGATAGACTTTCCGAGGCGCCAGCCTATTGATGCTGCACGGCCCGAAACTACTGACATGCATGCATTAACAAAGGTGGGATTCTCGAGCACTGGCGTCTCGCCGTCTGGTACCGGGCCCGGATATCGTCTCTCTGTTTGGTTCATGGCTAGTCAGACCCACAGCCAGCGGGAAAGCGCGACAGAATGATACTCTTTTCGAGCTTCCGCTAGTAGTATCATCGTGAAGCTTAGAAGCGAGCTAGCGCAAGGTAGGGGAGTGGCGCGGTTCATCACCTTCACCGCCCATTGCGGCGGTACCGAAAACGCAAAGCGGAAGCCCTTTTAGGTATTGAACGCGCTCGCGCTGTTAAGTTTCTCTTTTTTCCTTCAGTGATTGCATAAACTTAAACAGAGCTTCCAATTGCTGCTCGTTCTCCAAATAGAAAAATTCTGGCTTCTGATCACGAGCGCGTACTTCACCGGGCGGACCGCAACCGGCTCCCATATCCTTTAAAAATTGCTTTCCGAGTTGATATTCGTCCTCATTGGACCACTTGATCGTCATTTCGATCCCAGTGGTCGCGGTATAAATATCCATCTTTAAGTTTAGCATCTCGTCACCGATCAAAATTTCGCGGAAATGCCGTATCAACCCGATATCCCTTTGCAGAAATTTTGTCCGGTACGATGACTACTCGAACGCCATACGTTTTACAAACATAGGGAGTCGATCGCTCGGCGAAGCGATTTTTACCGACCTTGTCACGGCTATCTCTTATTTTTCAAATAGCGAATCATCCTCAAGGCTTAATTCAAAGAAATTTCGCATCGTCGCCCACCAGCAAATCCCTAAGACTTTGCGGCACAGGAAATCCATAGCCACCATCCGCTTCATTCCACGATAACTTGCCTGACTTATGATAATCGCTTGTGTAGATCTCAGCGCCGACCTTTGCCAGCGCTGAGAAAAGCGCCTGAGCCGAATCTACGCCCGCCGCCTGTGCCTTTCGCGTGCCTTCGGGCCAATCGATCTCATATTCGCAGCGCCACTGATCATCGCTGTTCTCCGGCGAGAAAATACGCACGGAGACGTCAACATCTGTCGGCGCTTGCCGAAGTGTCAGCGATCGGTGAGCGACGATCATAAATGGCCTCAAAAATTAAGTGACGGAATCGGCCGACCACTTATACACGCCGCGTAGCGCGCCATCGCTTGACCATAGCATGCCGATGAGCGGAGCATTCTGCAAATTATCAGATCACGTTCGTACTGAGCGTCACATTCTAGTTCGGTAGGCTTTGGACGCGCGGCGGCCACTGTGTTCGTATTGCCATTGTCTTGGTTCTCGGCTGCCCCGCCCCCGCTCGTCCACTGCCCGCCGTCAGGATTACCGGCCGGCACGCGCGGCTGATCGGGATCGAAGTCTTTCAGTAAGGAACGCTTCGCCACGACCGCGTTGGATTGCGCGTTCATGCTCGACGTATTCGCCCCCTCCCCGCCCGCACCCGCCTCGATCGGCACGTAGCCGGTGGGGGTCAGCACCATCGGCCGGTCGGCGGCGGCGTTGGCGTAAGGATCGAGCCCGAGATGCTCGCGCATCTCGTTGAGCGTCAGCGCGCCGAGCTTGACGCGGCCTTCAAGCGCACTCTCCGTCAGCGCCGGATCGGCGTCTTCGTCGAGCCAGTGCAGCTCGAAATCGGGCGAAGCGAATTCCTCGGCGATGATCTCGTCGATCAGATCCTTCACCCACGCCTTGGTCGGCTCAAGACCCTCCTCCTCGCTCTGCGCCGAGTGGTTGTCGGCGGTGGCGCGGTTCATCACCTTCACCGCCCATTGCGGCGGTACCGAAAACGCAAAGCAGATGATGCGCGCCAGCCACTCGTCGAAGTCGTCCTTGTGCGAGGGCTCCTTGGTCTGGTGCACCTTGCTGGCGGTGTCGCCAAGCACGAATTTGGCGCGGCGCCGCTTCGCCAGGTCGCCAGCAAACTCGGTATCCCAATAATCCTGGAACTGCTTGATTTGGTCCGGCGTCCAGCTCTGCGGCACGCCGATCAGCGCGTCCGGGATCGAGCCTTCAGAGAAATAATCGAGCTGCCAGAGCTGCCGCCGCAGCGCGATGTTGACGGTCATCAACACCTGCTGCACCGGCGAATAGCCATAGACCTTGTGGGCGCGCACGTTGCGCGGCCGATAAATAATGTCGCGCGCGGAATAGTCGACCGCCGGCAAACCTTTCAGCACCTGCTGATAGGCGACGGGACAAACCACGGCACCGGCAGCATCGCGATAAGGCAGCGGCGTGCGCCCCCAATCGTCGATCACGCGTTTGATGGTGGCGCCGTCAAGCTGCTGCAGCGCGCAGAGCTGGCCGGAGCGCGTGCGCTGGCAGTACAGCGTCGCCGCGTCGATCACGAACATGTCCTCAAGCAGCGCGCGCAGCCATGCCTTCCAGCGAGTCACGCCGTCCGGTTTGTAAAAGAAGCGCTCGATCGCATCGACGCGCGCCTGGGTCTCGGCATCAAGCGCGGTCCCTTCGCGCCCCCGTCCTTCCCTCCCCCGCGAGCGCGCGAGGGTCAGGGAGGCGGCCCGCGGCCGAACGCGCCAGCGCTGCCGCTCCATCTGGTCCTTGCGCGTCTCGATGACGAGACGCAGCAGATCGTAGGCGTCGGCGAAGGCGCGCAATTCGTGAAAGCCGATCGGTTCGTAGGCGCGCGGACGCGTGTTAAGATTGTAGCCGGCCGGGAAGTCGAAACGGCGGCCGGCGATGTCGGCCGGCGCAATCGGCTTGAGCGGATCGAGCGGCCCGAACCAGTCGGCGCCGGTGCCGCGCGCAATTCCCGCGCCCGTGCCGTAGCTGACCTCAATCCGATAGGGCGAAGGCGGCAATGCCTGTCGGCCCGCGCCAATGGTCTGGTCGGTCATGCGTGTTGCGCTTTTTGTCGGGTTGAATTGCGGATGAGGTGCGTCGAGAGCACGTTCATAATTTTCGGGCGGACGTCCGGCGCCTTCGGGATATTCGTCGCGATCTTTGTCCCATAAATGCTCATTCTTTCACCTCGGCGCCGGCGAATTCAAAACCCGCAGCGGCCAACGCCTGGGCATCGACCACGTCGACGCACACGGTGCGATCGGCGCCGACGACGTAATACGCGCCGGAAATGCCGTGCACGCCGGAAATACCGACAGGCGCGCGCAGACGTATCGGCGCCGGGACCTCGATCTTTTGAACCGCCGGTGCGCTCACAAGCGCTGGCCGGTTCTCGCTCTCCCGCTCCTTCGCCTGGCGCCGGTAAAACTCCAGGATGGACGCGTTCTCCTTCAACATCAGCTCGGTGATGGCGAAGACCAGCGCGTCGGCATGATCGGGACTGCCCTCACCGCGATAACCGCCCGTTGTGAAGGCGCAAAGCTGCTCCTCCAGCACGGCGAAGCGGCCGACGTGATGCACCAGCCCCTGCGCATAAAGCGCCGACACCGGCTCCGCCCGCAGCGCTTTGCCGCGCGACGCGGATATGACGTGCACAGGCGCGTTCGCATCCGCCGCGCGGATGACGAAGCGCACCATCTCGCCGCCGAAATTCTCCTCGGCGACGATTCGATCGGCGCGAAAGTCGTGATAGGCGGCGACGGCGGCCCGGCCCCACGCCGCCGGCGCGTCGCGCAGCGAGCGATCCGCCAGCACGTAAGCGTGGCCGTCGTCGCCTTTGGCCGCAACGACGATGCCGATCTCGTCGGCGCCTCGGTCGTCCATGCCCGCGGCGCCGGACGGATCGACCGCGACGACGACGCGGCGGCTGCGCTCCAGCGCAAACGCGTCGACGCGAAAGCGCGCAATCACCTCGAAGCTGAACAGCGCGCCATCGACATTGTCGATATAAACGCCGTCGTAGAACCGGCGCCGCTGCCGTTCCGGCAAGGCCTCAAGGCTTCGCAGATACTCGGCCGAGAGATTGGCGGCGTTGTCGCGCGGATTGAGAAACATCCGCGCATAGTCGTGCGGCCGGACCAGCGGCTGGCGCGACACCGGATCGCGCTTGTCGCCGAACAATATATTGGTCCAGTGCCCCTTGTTGGTCGGGTTGAGATCGTAAAATGCCGCCTGCGGCAGATCGTCAACCACTTGCGCGAGCCGCGTCAGCGCCACCAGCACGGAGGCATACGGTATCTGCGAGCACTCGTTGAGAAAGATGGTGGCGTATTCCTTGCCGAGAATCTTTTCGACCTGATCCTGGTCGCCGAGACCGCCGATCCAGATCTCCGAACCGTTGTCGAGCGAGAAATAGCCTTCGGCCCGGTGGCGCTTGAGCCGGTCGCCGGGAAACCACAGCCTGAATACTTTGGGCAGCGTATCGAGCGCGATCGACGTCCGCGCCGCGTTGGCATGAAGCCGCAGGATGGCATGGCGGGAATGATCGGCCTTCAGGGCGCGAGCGGCGATTTCGTGCACCAAAAGCGTGGTCTTGCCCGATCGCGAGCCGCCCACCAGAAGCGTATGCCGCTGCGCCGATTGCAGAAGCTTTTTTGCTTCGATCTGTTTGTGCGTGAATTGAAAGCCCCGCCCTGCGGGAGACGACGACTCCGAAGACGACTCCGAAGACGACGACTCTTTCTGGCTTTCCATTCGCTTCGACGTTCTCCCCGGCGATGATCTCCCTGGACGACGCCGCGACGAAAACGATCGATTTTCGCTGGCTACTCCATAAGCGCGATATTGGTCGCCCTTAAGCCGCGCGTGGTCTTTTCGACCTCGAAGCTCACCGCCTGTCCTTCGTAGAGGATTTTGATTTCGGGCGGCAGCGCCGTGCGATGAACGAATACATCAGGGCCGGCTTCGCCGTCGCGCGTGAAAAAGCCGAATCCTTTGGTCTCGTTATAAAATTTAACCCGGCCGGTCACCGTCACCTGCGCACCTCGTCTGTCATCTGTGGGATGCCCCGCATCCGCGCGGCGAAAGCCGGCCGCGCAACGGCGGCGGCGTCCGCACTTTTAAACGTCGTTGGATTTGGGGAGCGGCGGGCGCAGTTCGGCACGGCCCATCATGGGCGCGAGAGATGCCGGAGAAAAACGACGCCGTCAAACGCTGCGGCGGCCAAAATAAAAAATCACAGCGGCAAGGAATTGATTTTGATGAACAAAAAATTTTTGGTTGGAGCGTGCGGAAAACCCACCGACCGGTCGCAACCCACCCTGTCACTCGGTTGATTCTCAGACCCGGTATTCTAAAAACATGACGTTCTCAGATTTGGCGTTCTTAGATTTGGCGCAAAGTCTGCGCGACTTCGCGCACCAGCCGTGCCTTGTAACTGCAGAACCAGTCGGCAAACGGCGGCACCTTCTCGCCGCGCGCCGCTGCCGCCAGGCGCAGCGCCCGGTACGATTGATTTACCGATTTCAGGCAGCCGTCGCGCCGGAAGCTTTCGACCTGCACTTCGACGCGGGCGATCACGTGCGCCGCCTCGCGAGATACCTCCTCGTCGGAGTAAAGCGCGATGCCGTGCTGTTTTACCGTGGCGGCAAGAACGGCGACCACGTCGTCACGGGATTGGCGGCGGCGCAGCCGCGCGTTTGCCGCGCTGACGATGCGCTTGGCATGATCGGCCCGCCGGCACCACCAAACCCCGTCGAGCATCTCGCCGGCGTCCAACAGCCGCTCGCCGCCGCCGCTCTCCACCATGGCGATCCTTAAACTGCCGGCGCCGCGGATCGCGGCCACCGCCACCAGCCCGAGACCCTCGCGATACGCCGCCATCAGCGCCGCACGACCCTTGGCCTCGCGCCGCGCGCCCGCGGCCGCCGCCTTCTCGGCATTCATCGTATCGGCACGCGATGCCGCACGAGCTCGCGAGCGATGATTCGCAGGCCCTGGAGCTTGCGCGCGTTGAACGTGCGCCGCGTGATTCCGAGCCGCTTCAAACGCTTGTCGACGTCGGCGTCGAATGCCGCCCACAATGAGCCGAGATTGACCGCGCGGGCGACATGATGAAATTCGGCGCCGGCCAGATAGCGCATCGGCCACCGCAGCGCCTCCTCCATGCGTTCGATTTCGTCCGGCGACGGCGGAATGCGGACCCGGTTGCGCAGCCGGGCCATGTTTTCAAGCTCGTACGTTTCAAGCTGCGCGTTGAGATCGCCGCGGTCGTAAACGTGAAACGGCATGGAATTCGCGTATCCTCGGGGCCGCGTCGAAATCGGCAGTCGCGCAAGGGTCCGGAACGACTCTTCGAGCCGCTCCATCACGTGCAACAGCGACCAGCGAGCCGGCACACGGCGCTCCAACCGTGTCGCTCGCCGCAGATCGGAATTGCCGACCGCCCCGAGAATACCGGCGCGTTCACCGCGCAGTTCCGCCAGCGCCGCTTCGGCCGCCCGCGCGGCCAGCGGGCTTTCGTTGTCTGATGGCATCGCGATGTCCTCAAGTTTTCCGGAGCGCGGCAACGCCTGCGCTGCCGGTTGAAACGACCGGATCGGATTTGCTGCGGCAGACCTCTTTGTTGGCGGCGGTGCCGGGCAACACGTCGTACGCGCGCCGCATGTGCTCCGGGCAATACGGGATGCCGCGAGACACGTCCGCTTCGGGTTTGGCGCAGAAGAAAAAAACGCGTCCGGCGCCCGGCCGTCCGATGGGCCATCGGCAATGGCAGTTCTCCAAATCAAGAACGCCGAGGCGCGTTTTGACGACGGGCGGTGGCGCCGGCTTCTTGCGTCGCGGACTGCGTCGGCGACGCGCCGGCTTTGCTGCGCGCCCATCTGCATCCGTTGTCGGCGCGGTGTCCGATCGCGCCTGATCGAGACGCAGCCGAAATATTTTTCCGAGCACCGCCGAGCGCGACAAGCCGCCGAGATGCTCGCCGATCGCCTCGGCTGTGACGCCGCCCGCCCATAGGCGCCGAAGTTCGTCGATCTGATCGGAACTCCAAACGTGGCCGTGCATTCGTGCGACTCCCAAAGAGTTGCGCGCTCGTTCATCCACAGCAGTGAAAAGAGAAATCGCGTGACACGCCCTCTGCGCCGTCACGGATTATGATATTAGTCCTATTTTTAGCGACGTCAAGTCACAGGTTTGGACACTAGCGGGTCTGCACCGTTTTGGTGACAATTCCGCGTACATGGCGCGAAAATCCCGATCGTCCCGGCAAATGACCGGGCTTTATTACGCGCGCGAGGCGCGCGGCATGTCGCGCTCCGAGCTGGTCAAGCGCTCGGGCGTTTCCAAACAACAGCTGTCGCGACTTGAGAACGGCCTGATCAGGCTTCGGCTCGATCATCTCAAGCCGTTCGGCGCACATCTCGGCTATTCGCCGGAGCAGATTCTTTTGTGGGGACGCTATCCGGGTACCGGCGGCAGCCACCTCGAATCAAGCGACGTCCTGCGGGAAGAGGCGCCGCATGACGAGCCGCTTGGCCCCTCGCCGGGACAGGTGCCCGAACTCGATACCCGCGCCGGCCTTGGCGGCGGTGGCGTCCCGGCGCGCGAACTGCGCAAGGACGGCCGCCACGCCGATGCGCTCAAGAGCGAAGGTTGGCTATTTCCGGGCAATTTCGTCCGCGACCAGTTGCATACATTGCCCGGCCGGCTGCTCGTCATCGAAACGACCGGCGACAGCATGGCGCCGACGATCGTCTCGGGCGAGCGCGTCATCGTCGATACCGGGCACAAGACACCGACGCCGGACGGACTTTATGCGATCCGCGATACCTTCCAGAGTATTGTGGTCAAGCGCCTGCAGGTGCTGCGCTCGTCGCGGCCGACGCGGGTGAAAGTCATTTCCGACAATCCAAACCATCCAAGTGAAGAGACACCGCTCAACGATCTCGAAGTCGTCGGCAAAGTGCTGTGCTGTCTCAAGCTTTTCTGAGTTAGCCGCCCTCCCTTTTAAAGAATCAACCATCCGGCCGATGCCGCCGCATCGGCGGCGGTTGTGCTGCGGCCGGTACTCGCCGGCGCATCCCGATTCGCGCCTGCGCCCCGCCGCCGCGTTACTTTTTCATTGACTACTGTCACTGATTTAGGTACATCGCGCGTGACACCCCACACGTAACGGACCTCCCATGCCGCCCGCCGAGCAACCGGCCGACGCGTATCGTCCGCGCGAATTGCGCGACCGCGAGCGTATGCGGCGCGCCGCCGCCACCGCTCGAGCGGGACCGCGGCCGGCCATGGCATCGGCGCTCGCCCGGATCGGCGCGGCTTTCGACGAGGCGGCCGCGATCAACGATTTCAAGATGCGCGTCGAGCGGATCATCCGGCGCGGGCCGGATCATCCCGCGGTGCACGCCCGTTTCGCCGCACGCATCGGCCTGTTGCGCGGGCGCGACCTTGAGGCGGCGGTCATGGCCGTCGAGCACTGGTGGCGCGATGAACGCAAGGCGTTTCACATCGCCAGCGCCTTCGGTCGCGGCAGCCGGCTCTCGCTCGATATTTTGAGCGAGCTGCGTCTCATTTTGCGGTGGATGCGATGGAAGCAGATGACAAAGAAGTACGACGCCATCGTCGCCGCGGTCACGGATCCATGGGCCGTTGCGGCCGAGTAA